CCTACAGCACCAAAGTCTCTCACGCTGACCGTGTCATCTAATTTTTCCTGTAGAGTGCGTGTGGTGTCTCTGTGGAATACCAACTGCACAGGAGCAGCAGGTGCCACGCCAATGTTCTGGCTCAGTGTCAATGTTGAGTAAGAAAAGGTAACAACAATGCCGGAGCCTGTGGCAGTGATGTTTTCGCTGATGTAAATGGTAGTGCCAATGATGCTGGTGACCACAGTACCACCTGCCACGCCAGTACCTTGTACCAAACTGCCCACCAAGATTCCTGACACATTGGACACTGTAAATGACGATGCACCCGACGTGAGGTTCACTGTTTGGGAAACTGCTGTGCCAGCAGTCAGACCCAAGACCTGGGTATTGCTGGGAATGCCAGGACCTGTGACATTCATTCCTGAAGCAATGCCAGTGGCATCACCTATTAGGAGACTGGTGGCATAGTCTGTGCTCCAGTAACCATAGGTCACTAGGCTGCCGCCAATGAATGCTATGCTGGTATAGGAATCAGCATCAATCAGTGTGGCTTCGGATACGGTGATGACATTGCCACTGATACCTGTGACAAAGGTATTGGGAGCAAGTCCAGGACCAATGACCAGTTGTCCTAGGGCGATACCGGTGTTGTTTAGTACTGTGAGAGTGGTGCTGCTGGCGTTCCAGGTAGCAGAAGCAAATGTAGGACTGGAACTTACTGTGTAGCCGGCTTCTTCACCTTTGTAGGTATAAGCACCAGCGATGGTAAAAATGTCAGAATATTCAGTTAATAATTCAGTGTTGCCAACTTCGGGCGCACCTTCTTCGATGGTGCCGTTACCAATGAATAATCTGCGTGTGTCAATGCTCCAGCCCAGTTCGGCTGTGCTTAACTGTGGAAGATCGCGCTGCAGGCCCGATCTGTTATTAATCTGCGTGTATTGGGTGATTGCCATAGTTCAAGTCCTATGACAATATTTAGTGCGATTTAGGCCTCAGCGATTTGCTGGTAATATTGCTCTACTCTGGTCCACCACTGGCGCTTGTACAGCTCAAATTCAAAGCCTTCTACTACAAATTCTTGATACTCGGGCGTGCCCGTCATTAGCCCATCGCGATCTGTTTGGGGCTTGACACACATCAAAATCACACCCTTGTTGATGGCAGTACCGTATACTTCGTTGTGTGCTTCTGCGTAGGCTGCCAACTGCAGGAAATAATCATCAATCCACTCGCGCTTTTTGGGCTTGTTGGTCTGCTTGTAGTCCAAGATGCTTTCAGAAATCACGCCATCTTGGCCACGATGCAGTCCAATGCCATCTGATGTGCCAGCGTACACCTGTGGAAAATACAAGGGCACTTCCATGCCCCAGAATTCTTCCACACGATCCAGGCCCTGCTCGATCACACAGTTGGCCATGTGCCAGCTGGGTTTGGCAAAGGGATTGCCAGGTTCGGGCACCCGCTGACCTTCCAGCACATACTTTTCCAAATAGGTGTGCATACGGGTGCCGCGGTTGGCTGCTTCTGTGGTGATCTGCTGTGCTTTTTCGTGTCCCACACGATTGCGCCACTCTTGTAGGGCCTTCTTTTTTTCTTCAGGGGTGGTAGCAGAAAGTATGGTAGTTACCGATGGTACAGCATGACCCTCGGGTGTGGTATAAAGCCTGCGGCCTTCTACTGTGGTTCTGGGTATGGGTTGGTAATCGTAACGCTGTTGATATCGGGATAACATCTGACAATAGTACTATCTTGTGAGTATTTTGTCAATGATTTTGATCAAACTCTGAATGACTCGCCGCAGCCGCAGCGATCCTTTTCATTGTCATTGATAAACTCAAATCCTTCATTGAGCCCACGTTTCTGGTAGTCAATGGTCATGCCATCTAAGTACACCAGATGCTCGGGCTTGACATAGATTCTCACACCTTTGTCATCGTAGTGTGCTACACAGTGCTGGCCCTGTTCGTTATCCACATATTCCAAGGTATAGGCCAGACCCGAACATCCAGTGGTTTTGACTCCTACTTTTATGCCCAGACCACGACCACGGCGACTGATAGAGTCTTGGATTTTGCCAGCGGCAATGTCAGTGACTGAGATCATGTTTTTTGCGATAGTCTTCTATGGCAGCCTTGATGGCATCTTCGGCCAGGATTGAACAGTGTATCTTCACCGGGGGCAGAGCTAGTTCTTCAGCGATGTCACTATTACGAATAGCACTAGCAGCGTCCAAGTGCATTCCTTTAACCATCTCAGTGACCAAACTGGAGCTGGCAATGGCTGATCCGCAGCCATATGTCTTGAAACGAGCATCTCTAATAATGCCATGTTCGTCTACCTTTATTTGAAGTTTCATCACATCACCGCAGGCCGGCGCACCTACCATGCCGGTGCCTACGTCAACATCGCTTTTGTCAAAGGAACCCACGTTACGTGGATTCTCATAGTGATCAATCACCTTGTCACTGTAGGCCATTCTGAGTTATCTCCAGAAAAATAATATTGCTTTGATTCGATCAATGTATTTTTGTAGATATTTCTGTTGGAATGCTTTGGCATATTGGGGTTGTGGGAAATTCCAACCAATGAACATACCTACTATGATCCAAAATATAGTTTCTAACATAACAGCCTCCTATTGAAAAGTCAAGTTATTTGGTAGCTTGTTTGGCCACGCGGTTGGCCATTTTGCTGACTATGGCCTTGTTGTCTGTGGGCGCAGGTCCCGATGCTGTGGGCACTTCGGCTGCCGGTTGTTCATCAGCGCCACGGAAATATATCACATCTTTGTCAATGGTTCGGATCACATTACTCAAAGGTGCAGCGGTACTGGCATTGATAAAACTATCGTTGCTGATATTGCTCATACCCATGTTCTTGGCGTGCTGTAGAAATGCATCCAGATCCATGGTGGCATTTTCTCCTGCAGTTTCGCTTTGATTCATAAAAAGTTCTGCCAAGGCGGTTAACCTCAGCAGATCATTTTTTGGAATGGCGGAAGGTGCTGTTGCAAACTCACGTAAACGCACAGTTTACTTTCTTGCGCGGCCCAGGGATTCTTCGCTGCCTAGATCCACTGCTACTTCTTCTTCTGGAGGCATATCTACTGCAGACATCTCGTCGCCTGCGGCAGCGCCTAGTTCTGCTCCGGCCTCGGCGCCTAATTCAGCACCAATGACAGCACCGGCGATATCACCCGGGGCAGGTGCTAGTTCTGCGCCTGTAGCCTGACCTGTGAGTCCTGCCAATGCTGTGTCCATCTGACCTTTGCTGGCCTGCAGTGACTCTAACAATCCCTGCAGTCCGGCAGCGGCTGTTTGATTGAATGCCTGTGCTTTTTCTGTGCTGAGTTCGTACTTGATGGAATCAGTCAATGCTGGCAGTTCTTTGTACAGCATTTCCGAAGTCTGCTCAATCATCTTTTGCATACGGTCGGCCATGTCTTGTGCAGCCAACACCACCTGTGCGGTTTCCACTTCTGAAGCTTCGCGCAAGGTCCGCTTGATCTGATAAACACCTGATTCCACAATGCGTTTTACTGCTATCTTGCGCTCCATCTGTGGATACACACGCAGATGCAGTTGACCACCATCGCGCTCGGCTGCTTCGTTCACACGGTCTTTGATTTCTCTAACGCTGCAGCTCATGCCTTCTTCCATGTCTTGCTCGGCCATGGCCATGAGTTCCATCACAGCATCTTCATCATATTCTTCGCCCAAGGATACACCACCTGTGGCAGCTGTGGATCCAGGTGCACCTTTGATCAAGGCCATGATTGATTCAGCGTCTTTTTTGTCCTGCGCTGAGGGATTGGCCATGCTTTTTCCAGGATGGGCCAACTGGCTCAGGGCTGCTGTCTGACCTGGTGTGAGTGCTTCCTGCACTCGTTGTTTCAGGGCCTGCTCCAACATCACGGCCTTGAGATAGGCTGCACTGCGCTGGCTGGTATGGAAATTTGGCTGGCGGCGATATTCACCAATGGTGCGGCTTACCTGCTCTAGCATGGTACGAGCCCTGGCAGCGTCAAGGCTGGCAATGGCTAGCTTTTTACCAAATTGGCTTTCAATGATACCGGCTGTGTTTTTGCTGGTATTTTTA